TACTTCGTCCGGGTCTGCGCTCGCATCCTCCGGAGGTGGATCGGCCTTTGACCAAAGCCTGCCGACCACCACAGCACCTTCGGCAGGGTCGCCGTTTGGAATGAGGACCAAGAGCTCATCGTCCTTGTGGATGCGAGCATAGAACCCGAAGCCGTTCCCCGCGTAGTCCGCCGGCACCCTCGCCGTGAGCTCCTGCCCACTTGGAGCGAGGATCACATCGACGAACACCCCATCGGTCTGATCGTAGAAGCTCTCATCCAGGGCAAAGGCGATGCTGGACCAGACTCTGGTGTCCATCCCAGGACGAGCTAGCGCATGCCCGAGCCTGGTGATGTCCACAGAGGTTCCAACTCGTGATCGGCGGAGCATCAGACGCGAGCCTCCACGTAGTTCTGGAAGTCGAAGTCCAAACCCACCCCGGTCCCGGCATCCCAAGAGAACCGCACCGTGCTCACCCGGAAGATGGTCTGGAGCTTACCCACCGCACTGGTAGCCGAGGCTAGCACCTGCGCCAAGGTCGCATCGCCCAGCCGCTTGGTCAGTGCTGCCACTTCCTCCGCCTGAGTCCGCGCGTTGTGGGTGGTCAGCTCGCTGACAATGGGTGCTCGGCCACCTGGGAGGTTTGCCGCAGCCACCACCTCGAGCGCATCGCCCGGTCGAATGTGCAGGAGGTCAGGGTCCTGGTTGTCACCTCCGAAGGAGGCCAGATCCTTCGTGCTGACTGACCCACCTAGCTCTCCTCGGCCGACCTCCTCGTAGATGTCTCGCGCCAGATTCTCCAGCTTGGCCTTGTCGAGGATCCCGGATACGGGAATCCGCAGAATCTCCTCCTGTGCGGTGTCTCCCTCAGGGGTCACGCTCGTCTTGGCGGGAGCTTTAGGCCAGCGCGCCGTCACCACTCGGCCTGCACCCCTGGTTTCAGCTCCCGTGTCCATACTCACAACCTCGATGGTCGGGCGCTTGCCTGCCCCCTGGATCTTCCGGTCGAGCTTGAAGGAGGCAACGTCTCTGCCGTAGACCAGCCGTCGAACACGGAGCTCTGACCGTCCACTGGTAGAAGTGATCGTCCGAGGAGCACCCCCCTTGAAAGGAGTGGGGTTACCCGGAAGGCCTGCCTTCTTCTGATCGTAGAGACTGCGAGCGCGTCGGATGTGCAGCCCATCCCCAGCGAAGAACGGGACGGCTCCACAGAGAGCGCAAAACTGAGTGATGAGATCCCAAAAGTTGAGCGAGTCAGCCCCACCCTTGGCCGGCAGCTTGGTCTTCTTCCCCTTCGCGCCCTTGTTGATCCTGGTGATCTTGTCCTCGTCCGAGACAAAGGGCACCCCCTCCTCCCAATCGTCCTCGTTGATGATCACCTTCGGCGGATGCGCCTTGAGGATGGGGTGGAACTCCAGCACCTGCTCCACCACCGCGTTGATCTCCCGGTCAAGCTTGAGCTGTGAGACCACGGCAGCGGGTGCGGGAACATCCAACAGGACCCCACGGGGGTCTCTCCCCTCCATGCTGACCATGCTCCCGGACGTGGTGTGCTCCGCCGAGATGCTGTCCACGTAGCCGAGGATGAGCAGGGTATCCTGGCGGATGCCTCCCCCGGCTGTTCTGGTGTCGATGATGCTGGAGCGCCGACCGGCCGCCCGTTGCGCCACCCCCAAGCCAAAGGCCTCCGCGGACACCGTGCCCAGATGAACCTCCGCACTGGCCGCTCGGAGAATGCGTGGGTCGATCGGAAAGTCCTTGTACTCCATGTTGATGGTGAACTTCCCAGCCTGCCGATACGCGGGCAGCTCGACCGAACACGACTTCGGAACGATCCCGAGCACCTGGGTGAGCGTGTCCTTGCCGGTCTTGGGAAGCACCACAGGAGACTCAGCCAAGCTCGCCGCCGACTGAGGGGTCAATGATGCAGCGGGTAGTAGAGCCTCATCAAACCGGAGGATGAGGTTGACCACCAGCGATGGGTAGTAGAGGCCGATCACGCGGTGCCCTCCGATCGCAGCCTCGGAACCAAGATCTCCATCCCCGCTGTCAGCTTGCTGCTGAGAAGCCCGTTGTAGGACATCAAGCGTCGCCACTCATCCGGAGTGCCGTAGAACTGAGTCGAGATGTCCCGAAGGTCCTTGTTCTCCAGGGCAACGAACACGGCCAAAAGGGTCTGCTCCTCCGTGCGCGCCTGGAGCTGCTCTCCCTGGTCCGCCGCTTGCGCTCGAAGCTCTGCAGCCGCGCGCTTCAACTCGCCGCAGTAGTCCGCCGCTTCCAGAGCTTCGCCAAGCGTGATCTCCGCGACATCGGCCACGTTCCTGACCGTTCTGGCCACCCGAGAGTCAACGGAGTTCACGATGTTCTGACAGGCCTTCTGAACAGTGCCCAACGAGCCCAACAGAGACAGAGCGGAGTCAACCGGGTCCAGGATGGTGTCAGTCATGTTCTGCACGGATGACTCAACATTTCCCATCGCTTCCTGGATCTCATCCATAGAAGTATGGATCTCAGTCAGGAAGTCCTCGGTTAGCTGAAAGCCAGCCTTGGCCTTCTCGACAACCTGGTCAGCGAGAGACTGAAGTTGTGGGTAGAGACTGGTCTGGCTCACCCCCCGGTTGAAGGCAACAGGGACATCCTCCTCCTTCTGAGCAACCCAGGCGAAGACCAGCTCCCACTCACAGATCTCACGACGCTGCCAGGTCTGCTTGAACTGCTTGATGATCCCTCGGCGGACCTGCTCATCCCAGGTCACCTCGATCATCTGCCCCTGACGCCGCATGTCGTCCACAAGGGTGGTCAACGCGAACACGTCCGCAGGAGCTGGCGCGTTGGTCACCTTGACCACTGCTTGGGGCTCGACACCACGTCCTGACTCGTCCGAGGTCTTGAGGTAGCGATCCGTCCACCTGCCGGAGATGGTCGTGTCCTCCTCCGATGGGCCGAGCACCTGCATAGAGGCCACTGGACTCCCCGGATACCAGGTGGTCTCTGCTCGTAGCGTCCCGGAGAGCGTGAACGGCCGATAGGGAAGAGCTCGCTGAGAGAGGGATAGCGTCCTCTTCTGACCGGTCAACTCTCGGATGGTGAAGCTTGACCCTGTTTCAGCCATGCCGAACCTCTAGGACGGTACTGCAAAAACTGGCGCGAAGCCCGACTGCAGCTTGCGCTCTGAAAGGGACGCGATGTCATCCGTGAACGCTACCGCGATGCGATCTGGGTCAAACCCCTCGGCGAATTTCTGGGTGATGTCGAAGCGCGCGTTTGGGAAGTTGAAGTTGGTGCCCCCGCGCTCATCCGGAGCTTTGGGAAGATGCGGTCCAAGCATTGGTCCCTTTGCCATCTCCCTCCGATAGGCCCTCCCAGCCGCTGCTCGGGCCGTCTCGGCGGCTACCTCCTGATAGGATCGGGCGACGAGATCAACCGGAGCAGTCACAGCCTTCCCCAGAACGTCAAACGTCTTCCCGGCTAGCCTGAGGAATGGTTCAAGCACCGAGTAGATCTTGGCGAAGACGTTGGACAGTGTGCTGCTCAGAGCACGCCACTGCTCCTGCCCCCACTTAATCCACGGTTCCAACGGTGACATGATCTCCTCAAACAGCGAATTCCCAACCCCGCTCACATCTCTCGTCAGACTCGAGATCCACCCCGTGATGCTCTTCCACAAGGCGGTCACCTCCGCAGATGCCCACTGGATGCCTTCCTGGAAAAGTAGGAAGAACGGCTGTAGCTCCCCAATGACACGCTTGAAGATCTGCTGTGCTCCCGAGTAGACATGCTCCCAGGCACGGATCGACGCTCGGACCGAAAGCAAGATCGCGTTCACGACCACCAGGAGCCCGATCAGCACCTTGGGCAGAGCGGTCATGAAGAACTTGCCAACCCCACCAGACTTGCTGAAGAGCACCCCGAGCCTCTCCACCAAGGGACCAAAGATCTCGGCGATGGGTGCGGTCAGGGCCTCGACTTGCACAACGATCCGATCCCAGAGGTCTTGCAGGGTGTCCGCCACGCCGTCCACGTTCCTCTTGATGCCCTGCCACCCGGCATAGATGAGCCCCACAACCGCCACGATCTCCGCCAGCACGGCCAGCACGATGAGAATGGTCCCGCCTGTTGCCGCAATGGACCCCGCAGCCGCTGCTCCTCCTGCAGCCGCTGCTCCTCCCCCGGCAGCCGCGCCTCCCGCGGCTGCTGCTCCTCCCCCTGCGGCAACCACGGGAGCGATAGCCTTGGAGAGCATCCCCCAGATGCTCTTGCTTGCTCCCAGGGCTTTCTCGCCCATGCCGACCATGCCCACCCCGGTGAGCTTCTGCAGTGCGAAGTTGGCCAGCATCACCTTGCCGATGGTGATCACCAGCTTCAAGTGGTCACGGAGAAATCCTCCGAGCGTTCTGCCAAAGCTCGTTGCTGCGTCGGCCCATTCCTTGATGTGGTCTGAGACGTACTCCATCAGCTCGGTCAACACGGGCATGAGCGTAACGCCCACCGCTCGAGAGACCCTCTCCCAGCCCTCCTTCAACGCTCGCTGTGCCTTCACGAACCGATCGAGCACCTGCATGTTCTCATCAGTGGCAATGCCAAACTTCTTGGCCTCTGCAATCGCCTCGTGAATGGCGCCTGGGCCCTTCTTCAGAACCTTCGTCAGCTTGACCGCTCGGTCCTCGTTGATCCCGAATGCGATCGAGAGGTCATAGGCAGACACCTTGCCCTTCATCACCCCCTCGGAGAGCTTCTCCATGGCAGCCAGGGGCCCCTTTTGCATCGACACCCCAAGCTCTGTGAAGACGGCCCCCGGACCGGCCTTCACAGCCTTGCCGGTCGCAGCCAGACGGTCCTCGAACATCTGGGCACGCCTGGACATGCGCCAGATGATGCTGCCGGTCTCTGACGCTTCAACTCCCGCCATCTCGAAGACGTCAACCAGGCCCTCCGCCTGGTGAGCGGCCATGCCCGAGGTCTCTCCGATCCGCTTGATCACCTTCAGGTGCTCAACCGAGTCCTTGACGGATTCCTTCAGAGAGAAGGCAGCCGCCGCGGAGAAAGCCACTCCGGCGAAGCTGCCCACGAGGTTGGAGGCTCGGTCAAACGCGCTGGATGCCCGCTTGGCCGCACCCGCGATCCTCTCCAGAGGACCGGTCGCCTTGTCACCAACGACGTACTCCCACCAGACCTTGCCTGCCGCCTGGGTGTCCGCCATCGTCAGCTCCCTTCAAACGCTCGACTGAGGGAGGACTTCTCCTCCCCTAGCAGCTTGGCCACCGCCTCAACCAGCCTTCGCAGATCAGAGACAGGCAGCCGAAGACACCCCCCAACCGATTGGTGCCCATACCGCCCAGCGAAGGCGAGAAGACTCCAGATGCGCTCCTCGTATGGCCCGTCCAGTGAGGCCCGCTCTTGCTCGAAGGCAAGACCCGCGAGGCTTATCCCAACCTCACCTTCCTGCTCCGGAGAAAAAGCTTCGTGGCTTCCTCGGGTGCCGCGTGAAGCTCTGCATAGGCCGTCAGCACAAGGTTTCGCACCATGGGCCCCATTGCACCCCAGGCCTTGTCAGAGGTCCCGTCTCCCAAGCTGACCTGGCTGCCGTTGACCTCAACCAGGGACTGCTTCGCGAGCTCGTAGGCCAAGCGCATAGGATCGCCATGCGCCCGCTTGGCCGCCATCAGCTCCTCTTCGGTGGTCAGCTCGACCAGGCCAACCGATCGGATGCTGTCCGAGACCTCCTTGGGGAGGTCATAGGTGCTGACGGACCGACCTGGCACCTTTGCCTGGAGAGACCCCGTGAGTGGAGTCCCCTCGAACCTGGGCGTGCTTCTGGACACTCCTTCGACTGCCTCGTTGATTGTGTTCCCCACGATGCACCTGTCCTTTCAAGACTTGATGGGAGGCTTGACCTCACCTAGATGACCGATGGCTGGTCCGCAGCCTCAAACTCCAGACCGAGCGTGCCGTAGTCCGACCTGGACCCGAAGGCCAGAGGGATCTCGCCGAAGTAGACATCCTTGATGATGACTCGAGGGCGATCCCCATTCGGGAATCTCAGCGTCGCCTTGATGTTGACCTTCGTCCCGGGGCTCTGCCGGCGGGCACGATCCACGATCGCCATGATGAGCCCGAAGACATCCTTGTTCTCGTAGTGCAGATCGATCTTGCCGCGAGTTCCACGGAAGATGTCGTCCCGCCGATCGGTGGTCTCCCCGAGATAGCCCTCCTTCAAGATCTCCATCTGGAACCCGACCTCGAAGGATCGAACGTCCGTGATGGTGTTCTGAACCTGCCCGTTCAGAACGATTAAAACCTCGACCTCCTGCCCCTTTATTCTCGCATCCGCCATTTTTTTCTCCTTGCACTATCCCATCTGCGATCCTCTGAAACGACAAAAGGCGCCGAAACCAATCTGGTCTCGAGCGCCCTATCCCCTGCATAGCCAGGGTGCGGCAACACCTGCATCCTACCCAACCACGACCACCCCTGACAAGCGGAAGCCCCGCTCCGGTGCATGTAGAGCAGGGCTTCCTATCTCTCGAGCGGGCTGATGGCCTGAGAGAATCTACTCTGAGGTAACGACCACGCTCTCTCCAACCTCGGCCTGCAGGACGATGAAGTCAGCCGTAGCGAGCGTCCTCACCTTCACGATGACCACGAAGATCCCTTGCGCCTCCATGGTCGGAGTGTTCCCGGCCTTGTCATCGATGAGGTATCCGCTGATCCGCTGAGCCGCGGGGTTGTTCGAGGAGAGCAGATCCGCCAGGAAGGCATCCGTCTCGCCTACGATTGCATCCTTGAGACCCTGGGTGAGCGGCTGCTTGGTGAACTGGTTGTAGCGTTGCGCCAGGCTGTCCTCCAGGAAGTCAGCCATCCTCCGCCGGTTGATGTTCTTCTGCCCCGAGGTCAGAGAGGTGGTCACCCCACTCTGGAAGATCGGGCCCGCAGTCTTGTCGATCCGAAGCGCTGCAACTCCCTTCTGACGGAGCTGCACGTAGTCGTTCATTCCAAGACCCGAGACGAGCCGCTGGAACCCAAGGACCGAGGACATCACCTCGGGAATCGGGGAGCTCGCCTGACCAGGGTTGCGCTCAGGCGCCAGCACCGAGAGGACGCTCGCCAGCCACATGTTGAGTGGGGTGTCGAGCTTGCCATCAGACGTGTTGAAGGCGTCTGCGCCCTTCATTGGGAACCCAACAGCTTCCGGAATGAAGGTCTTGGCTCCCGGCCAGGCGTAGAACACCCGCTCGTCTCGAGCTCCGCCCACTCCTGGATCCGTGTCGGCAATCGCCGCTCCGGAGGTGACCACAGTCAGCGCTGGGCTGATGACCGTCACTCGTCCAACTCCCTGCCCAGAAGCCGCTAGGACGTGAGCCTTCTGCTTGGCTCGAATGGTCGCATCCGTCCGAGCGGGCACCACGATGTTGACCTCCCGGCCAGGCAGGTCGTCTGTGAGCAGCGCATCGAAGCAGGCCGCATAGAGAGCCGCAATGGTGGCATCTGCGACTGCGTTGGGTGCCTGGATCGTCGAGGTGTACGTCAGAGCGGTTGAGGGGTGAGTCCGCATCTTCAGACCCGAGAGGGTGTCCCAGGTGGTCTGAGTCTCAGCCGGGGGAACAACGCTCGGCGCCACGACCGTTGCCGAGGTGACCGTTGCGTCCAGTGGCCTTGCTGGAACGGTGCAAGCAACCGTGTCCGCGCCCGCTCCAGTGCCAGACTCGGCATCGGAGGCGACATGCACCCGGAACGGCACTGTTCCGGTCGTCCAGTTGAAGCTGGAGACGTCTTGCTTCTCGACCGTGAGCTGCGTTGCCACGGAGGCATCAGCGGTCACTCGGTAGGTGTCCGCGTTCGCTCCCAGGGCACCCGCGCCTCCGATCTGGCCGAGGACCAGCAGGTCACCCTTTTTCACTCCCAGGGTGCCATCCGGGCGAACCACCGTGAGGAAGTTGCTGGTAGCCGAGGCAAAGGTCTGCACCGGGCCTGCCGAGCCAGCGACTACGGCACCATCGATACCGCTGATGAAGCTACCGATCGCCGTGAACGCTGGCGAGGCCATGATGCGCGCGCGGTTCGCCCCCGTCTTGAACTCCCTGCCCGCGGACACCGTGGCACCTTGGAGAGGGACCACAGGAGCTGCGTCCGAGGCTCCCTTGCACGTCGGGAGCTTGCGGTAGACACGCACTGCGGCAGCGCTGGCGAGGTTCACGGGGACGCACACGAGACGGCTGAACTTCTTGTTCCTGATGGCAATGAAGCCGTTGCCTCCCGAGATGCCAGTGTCCCCAATGGTCTCGTCAAAGCCTCCCAGCTTGTTCACCATGTCCTGGGCGGAGAAGACTTCGACCGGCTGAGGTTTGGTTGTCACCACTCCAGCCGTATCGACAGCCGTCCCGTAGGTGACGTTGGCAAACTCGCCGATGACCGCAACCACCCCTGTTCCGGCACCGGACACGCTGCCAGGAGGTGGCAAGTCAACGATGACCACGCCCTCGATCAGAGTGATGACTTCACTTCCAGGAAAGGACCCGTATCGACGAATGAAGCCGGACATTATGTGACCTCCGTGGACTCGCCGACTTCCACGATGGACTCGATCACGTCCAAACGGGCCCTCGGCTTGGCTTGTGGGAAATCTACCACCCGAATGAGAGGCACGCGACCTCCCAATGTGAACGCTGCTCTACGGTATCGCCGCGCTGCTTCGTCTTCGGATTCCATGTAGGTGAGCGACTTCATCTCGTAGACGGCACGCGCCCCGTAGTAATGGGGCAGGTCCAGGCAGAACCCATACATCCAATCGACTGGATTGAACGCATCCTCGAGCATCTTGACGAGACCAACACGCTCTGCAGGATCGGTTGACCAAAGCTCCACCGACATGTCGAGCAGGAAATCTGCGATCTCCAGCACATACCGCCCGTCTGCAAGCCTGCCCCGATTGCTGATGCCTGGCGTGAACCGACTTGCATCATAGACCCCTGGACTTGGCGCGTAGACGATGGCGCTGGGGTACTTCGCCGGCATCTCTGGCTCGGCCCAGGTGTGCAGCACCTCCACAAAGACGAGCCTTCGACCTCCGGGCATCTGGATCTCGAGGGTGCGCAGGTAGTCGGCAACGCCTCGAGTGAGTGCGGTCCGACAGTCAGACTCGTGGTTGTCCGTCATCACGTTAGGAGTGCCGTCCTGAGAGACGAGCACGCTCTTGGATCCCACGGTCACTTTTGCATCTCCTTGCGCAGCTCTCGATCAACCTCTTGCTTGGTCACAGACATCAACTCCGGGATGGCATCGGTCAAGATCATCCGAGGGAGCAAGCCCCTCCGCTTGATCGCACGAGAGATGGCAAACGCCGCACGCTTCGCCTCCTCCGGTGAGAGTCCGATCTTGCGTTGCGCCCAGATGGCAATGAACCTGATCGGAGGAGCAAGCGCTCCAATCCTTCTCCCCCATTCGATGACCGGGGCATAGACCGCGGTGTTCCTGATGGTTGCACCAGTGGGCGTTGCCTCGGCCTTCCACTGTGCCAAGAAGCCTCCCCCTCCGCCCTTGTCCACTGCTCCCCCGGTCCCGATCCCTCGGGGGTTGGCCGGCCGAGCAGTGCGCGTTCGCCGATCCAAGATCGTCAACCCACGCATCGCCCCGGAGAGGATGCCCCGCTTCACCGCGGGAATGAACCCACCGCTCAGGCGCTCCATGTACAGAGCAAACTCCTTGGGCGAGATGGTGGTCCTCATTCGGGGTCCCCTCCCCTACCCCGGTCCTCGTGGGTCTTCTCCAGACGCACGATCCACTGAAGCCCACCCGCGTCGTACTGTGGGGCCGATCGAGGGAAGAACCGCCGCCGGACACCAGGCTTCCCATCAGGCCGGGGAAACTCCGCCTCGTAGAAGAACTCCTGATCCGCCGGGATGGGTGACCCGTCCGAGTCTCTCCCCATGAGCTCATCTTCGGTGAACCGCCCAGACACCTCGGAGAGCTGGACCATGCCGATCTCGTCCAAGCCCACAGGCTGCACGATCTCGGTCAACGTGGTCAGGTCGCTGATGAGTGGGGTGGGCAAAAGCACGAGCTCACTAACCACCGTTGAAGTCCCGATGCCCCGCTCCCCCCCGGACCACTGCACACGGACGATCCTCACCTTGTACGGGCGAAGTCCGAATTGGGTGAGCATGTCACGAAGCTGGTCCGCCAGCGGAATAAATTGCCGCGCCAGTGTCTGGTTGAGCTGAATCGATGTCGGGTCGGTGAACTTTGCCAAGGCTCACCTCATCGAACGGGAATGCTGCCTGCCTTCACTCCCCCAATGTGGCCGCGATAGCGAGTGGAGTAGGCATAGATCGGAACGCCCAGGATGTCGGCAAGGCGCATTCCCCACCGAACATATTCATGCTCAAGCTGATCTGGTTCGTTCTCCCGTAGCTCCAGGTTGCCTAGCTTCATCGCAGCCAGGCGCATCTGGCATTCGACAAGCTTGGTCTCCACATCATCCATGATCTTGAGGACACGCCGAACCCGATCGCAGGCCTCCTCGATGAGGTTCGACATCGACATCTCAACCAAGAAGGCCGTCTGAATCGGGCGAGGGATACCATACGCAATCGAGGCCTGCGGCTGCACCTCAGGATAGCCGAGGTGGAAGCGCGCTCGCTCCTTCTCCATTGCGTTTAGAGGCATGCGACCTCATCTCAGGATAGCTTCTCCACCTTGACCCCGGCATCCTTCAAGAGCTCTCCGATGCCTGGGCCATAACTCGACTCGGCCACGATCATCCCCGCGGGAAAGCGTACGATGTTCCCTCGGATGCTGACCTTCTTCGCTTCCTCCAACACCTTCCAGCATGCCCCCTGCGCCGATGCCACGATCTGGACCGGAGCTTGAGCCTGGGCTGGAGCTGCTTGAACTACTGGAGCTGACGCCGGAGCGGGAGCCGCTGGCACAGGTGCCTCTTGAGCAGGTGCCGAAGCAACTGCTCCGTGAGCGTGTGCTCCGTGGGCGTGTGCTACCACAACCTCAGGAGCGCCACCGTGCTTCACCGGCTTTTGAAGCTTGGCAGCCTCCACCACATCCACCTTCGCCTTCGCCATGACATCCTCCTCAGGAGAACGCAGCGGGGGATGTTCCAGGTACGATGTGAGCCCGGTCTTTAGCCCCGACCGTGGGGGGAAGGCTCACTTCAACACAGGAACATCCCCCAGGCAGAGCAGACCCGAAGGACTGCAACAAGGGACGCCACACAAGGTGAGGTCCCGAAGCGCCCACAAGACGAGGGGGAGAAGTGACCGGCTTCGCCCTTTCGTCTGGCTGCAGACCCGGAAGGCGGTTCCATGCCGCAAGGGCAGGGTTTGCGTTCCGGTAAACGGAGGCCGAAGCCTCCAAAGCCCCAGAGTTGGAAAGACGGCCACAAAGGGACGCCATCTCCGGGGGGAGCCGAGGGAGCCCTTTCCAGGGCTCCCCAAAGGGACTCTTTCGAGGGAGTCCTCGGCAAGATGCACCCGCTTGCGCGGGTAGTCTGGCGCCAAGCGTGAGCACGCCTCGATCACTCTCCATGCTCGATTGCGATCGTCCGCTTGTAGCGCGCACGATCGCCCGTGGTGGCGTCCGTGCGAGCGGGCCAGTCAGCAATCGCCTTCCAGGATGTCGATACGCTGTCCTGGAGGCGGTTCAGCGGGGCTCGGATGATGAGCTGGATCCGCTCGCTGAAGACCTCGATCCCGTTGTTCGTGATCCGAGGCTCCGCAACCTTCCCGGTGATGCCAGCCTCAGTGATGAGGCCAGCCAGGTCTTGGTAATACTCGTGGAGCAGACCCTGGCCAACGAACAACGGTCGATGAACCTTCACGCCGGTCGATGCGTTGCCGTTGTTGAAGAGCTCACCCGCGAAGTTGTCGTCTTGGCTGAAGGTTGCCGTGAGGCCACCGTCAACCGTCTCGGCGAGTGGGCACTCGCTGTTTCGGAAGAACACGCAGTTGAGCAGCTCCCCGATCGCAAACTGCCGATACATGTAGTAATCGGGCAGCGCGGTCAGCAAGCGCTGGAACTCATCATCCGCGAAGATCTGCGCTTGTGACGTGGGATCCAGGTGGCAGTGGAACCGCCCATCCGGCTGCTCTGGAACGTTCGAGGTCCAGAACCTGGCAACTGCCGCTCGGATGTTCGACAGCCGAAGGAGGTCCGACGAACCAACGTCGTCCACCTTGTTGCCACCGCCCACGCGAACGATGCTGGTCGCATCCTGCGCATAGACGTACGCGCGATCGGCAACCGCCGTGGTCCCGACGTCCAGAGTCAGCACGCCAGGGCCAACCTCGTCGCCAGCGGTATCCGGAGAGAAGCCAATCACGTTCCGGGTGACCGCTGCCGCGCTGTCGAAGAGCGTGATCGGCAGGGGGTTGTTGGTGCTCACGGTGTCGAAGCGCACCGGAGAACCAGCCGGTAGGTCAGGACGCCTTGCCCGGGTGAAGCCGTTGATGCGCTTCACGCGAAGCGAGGTCCCCGACTGTGGTCCACCATCCGCCACGGTCCATCCGGACAGAGCCGCGTTGTAGAGGCGGTTCCGTGGGAGGCGGTTCATGGTCTGAGCGGCGGAGAGCCCGAGCTGCTGAGCGTTCCGCAGGAACAGGTTTGCAATCGCCATGATCGACGTGGGCATGTGGGTGTCGATGGTGTCGGCATACTGCGCCAGCATCGCGGTCCACTGCTCGCTCGAGTAGGTGCTCGGCTGAGGGTCCGACCCAGGGGTGAGCGGTCGCATCTTCGGCTTGATGAGACCCACTCCGCTGAACACCATGCTATCGCCGACGTTCGCCGGCCACAGCACAGGGGTTGCCTCCCCGCGGAACAGCAACCGAGGGAAGAGAGCATCATGAAAAGCGCGTTCCAGGATGCTCTCCTGGACGAGCGAGCGGATCTCTGGCGTCTGGATGATCGTACTGAAGTCGGGCATGGTTATCCTCGTCTTGCGGCGGGACATCCCCGCCGACTGGTTGAGCACTCACCATCTGGTGAGTGTTGTCACTTCACCTCTGACCCACCCACAAGACGAGACCACTACATTCCCGTGCTGAGTCCTCGCTTTGCGAGATGGGCGTTGAACTCCTCCTTCGACATCTTCCTGACATCCACTGCGCCGCTCTTGGCCTGATCTTGGGCAGCCGCTCCCGGCTTCGGAGCTGATGGTGCGGTTCCCACACCTGTCCCTGTCGTGGCCGGCCTGATCATCTCGCCGAACAGATAGGGATGGGAGTCCTTCAGACCCGTGAAGAACTTCGACTCGTCGAAGTCCTTGAGAGCAGCCTCGTCCTGCCCGTCCAGCTTCCTGGTCAGTAGACGCACTGCGTAGTCAACGTCCTTGACCCCGGCAGCCACGGCAGCCTCTCGCAGCGACATCTCGGCGTCCTTGGCGTCAAGCTCACGCTGAAGATCCTTGCGCAGCTTCACCTCGGCAGCCAGACGTCGGTTGAGGACTTCCCGCTCCTGCTGAGCCGCAGCCAGCTTGCTCTCCCACCGCCGGCTGTCTCGTCCGTTGTCTCGCTTGTCCTCTGGCTTCTCAGGCTTCGCCTTTTCCTTGTCATCAGGCTTGGCTTCGATCTCTTCTTCGAGATCTTCTTCTCTCTTGCCGTTCCTCTTGCCGTTGCCGTTCGCTTTCGCCCTGAGCGCTGCTTCCCGCATCTCCTCAACGGAATCAAAGCCCAGGTCTCGAGCTAGCGACTCCGCAGCTTCACGTCTGCCCCGCTCGCGGGCCTCATCCTTCATCCGCTTGTAGGCACTTTGCGTGAGCACCTGGATCTTGCCATCATGCCCGCGCTTCATGCCTTCGGGGAGCTTCTCTTGCTCACCACCGTTACCCGCGTCCTGCTTCTCCGCTGGAGGAGGGGTGTTGCTTGTGCCACCCACCAACGGCATTGCCGGAGGTATCACGGGTTCGACTGTCGCTACCCCGTTTCCGCCCGCCGCTCCTTCTGGTGCTCGTAACAGCCTGATCCGATTCCAAAACATGGCGTGTGCCCCTGCTCTAGGTCCATCCCGTCTGGTCTGTGCTATCCGACTGTCTTCCGCCGTCGTGCGCGTGTGCACAACGAGAAAAGCCGTCGAGCGACCGAAGGACATGCCACCTGGTTAGTCAGCGCCCGACTTGTGGTCGAGCGCCTACGTTGAACTCCTGATTACGACCTGGTGAACGCCGCGCTCAGTGCGGTTGCCGGCTTCTTAACGTAGCGCACGATCGCCCGGGTGATGGTGTTGGGGAAGGTCAGCTTGGAGCCGTTCGCGGCGAGCTGGCAGACGCCAACGCCCGCACTGGCTCCGCCCGGAGGGATGAGCAAGGTCGCCGCCGCATCACCCGCGATGTAGGTGCCTACACTGCCCGCGGTGCCCGAGGTCACGACACGAGCGGACTGCACTACAAGGGCGCCGCCGGGAAGCGTGACATCAGCAGATGCTGTGATGGTTCCGGTGTCGTACTCCGACACGTCCAGCAACGTTCCGAGGTCCACCAAGTTGAGGGCATCGGCCAGCTTGTTGGGGTGCGCCTGGTCCAAGACGGTCTTCAGCGTTTCGGCTACGGTTGCGGTCATGATGTCTTCTCCTGAGAGGGTAAGAGGGTTCTACGTCACGCCTTCTCCCCCAAGAAGACGCGGACAGTTGTTTCTGTTGCGGGGGTGCGGACCAAGCTGATTGCTGTGATGGGCGATCCGACAGACATCAGAATCAAGAACGTGTCGAACGGGACCAGTTGCGTCGCCCCGGCGGCACTGGTCAGCCTGGCCACACATGGACCACCCTGAGCCTTGAGAAGAACCACGTGGGCGTTGACCACTGTCCCGAATGGAACAGAGACAGGGGCGTCCGCAGCCAGCAACACCGGGACATACTGCTTGGACTTGAGCTGCAGGGATTCATCGATGGGCGAGCTGATACTTGGGTCCAGGGAAGGAACGCCCGTGGACGGTGCCACCGTATAGCTACCCGATAGGCTGAACAGATCGCTCATCGCGAGAGACTACCCCTTGACGCTGAAAGGCTTGGGATCGGTGCCCTTCGGCATGTCCGCCTGAGGCAGCTTGCTTGCCTGGTCCTTGTCGTCATCGACAGCATCCTTGTACTTGCCATAGCGGCCGTCGTAGATCTCCGTCGCGTCCTTCTGAGTCTGCGAGGAGGCTCCTCCGAATTCCTCAAAGTTGGGCTTGTCGGGCATGGTTTCTCCTGCTCTCCTCGAGGTCCGTTGTGGACCTACTTGACGCTGAAGGGTTTGGGATCGTGGGGCAGCTTCACGGAGGATCCCTTGGAAGGCTCCGGGTGGTCGTGCGCCTTATACTTCCCATAGCCGGCGTCGTACACCTCCACCACATCCTTCTTGGACTTGTCCTGCCCGACTTGCTCCGACATCTCGTTTGCACAGGGCATCTTGGATCTCCGCTGCGTGCTTGGATGCTACTTGATGGCCTTCGGATCGAAGCGCTTTCCACCACCAGGAGGCGCCGTCAGCTCCTGCTCGATGTAGTGCGAGTGAGGCAACCCCGTGTTGGTCGGCTCGCCGCACTGCGGACAGTAGTTCTGGGGCCCGGTCTTGAGGTTGCGTGAATCGGCCTTCTCTACCGCGATGTCGCGCAATGACTTGGGCATGCGACCTCCCCTACTTCTTCAGAACGAATGGAACCTTTTCGACGGCCTTGGAGTCCTTCGAGAGAGGCAGCATCCCAGGTTCACCAGGAACGGGCGGCTCGGGAAATGGTGGGATGAGGTTGTCCTGCCCCGTGCGGAATGGTCTGGTGGCAAGGATCGCCGTGGAAAGGATCGGCGTGGAGTCGTCCGGCTTTGTTTCCGCTGAGCTCTTGATGTCAAGCTGGATCGACATGAGATGACTCTAGTGGCAAAGGGTGACAGCACGCAAGGTGGAACGCTTACCGGATCTGACCACCCATCCTCTTGTAGACATGCGCGACAACGGCATAGGGCTCATCGTAAGAGGCGCCTTTGCCCTCTGGATCCACCGCCTCCTCAGCCTTCATCCAGATGTCGGGCTGTGCTGCCCACTCGGGGGGATTGTCGTCCGGGTCAAAGCTTGCCATCTGATCCATCAACTCCGGGTCGGCTTTCCCATCTGCAACACGCTTGGACTCTTCCGCCACAAGCTTCGAGTAGTCCTTCTTGGACTTCCCACCGTTGTCCTCATTCCCCTCGTTCCCCTCGTCCTCATTCCCGCCATCCTCTGGGTTCCCTTGCCCGCCCTTTCCGAAAGGTGGC